CGGATGAAGCCCCACCCGCTAGCTAAGGGGAATTAAATTCTACGTTTCTAAAGCATACACGCTTGTTAAGCCGGGCTCTTACCGGTTTAGAAACCTTTTTTCGCTCCTGTAAGGATGTTAGGCAATACTAATGCCTTTGTTACCCTAGTCAGGAACGGCGGGGGTACAAGACCACCGAAAGAAAAATCATCCCCTGCCGCTTCGTGAATGGTGGTGGGGACGGGCCAAAATTTGGGAGTGAACGTCGCGGTCGTGCCTGAAAGTGCGGTACTAAAGGGTTTGTACCTAATTTCGAGGAATAGGCGAGACCGGGGGGCGTTCAAGGATTTGGATTTGATATAGTCTACTGTTGATTCTATTGGGGTGCAAATCAACTTTGTAGGATATCGAGAGGATGGAGGAACTGACACGACTGCGCCACAGCCAGGTTCACCTGATTTCAACAGAGCTGGATTGCCTGCAAAAATAGAATTGAGACCTGATTGTGAATTGTTGGGAACAGTGGAATCAGAGTTGTTGTCGTAGGAGTAGCCATAGGCACCCCATTCAGGACAAAAATAAGGTTGGAGAGGAGGAACAAGCTCTACGGAATGTATGCTCATTCGGAGGTCAAACGTTCCAAGGCCGGTATCTGCAACTGGATCGCTCTCATCAGAGAACGTTGCAAATTTCGCTGCGTTGATGACATTTGAGGGTTGGGAGGAAATAGCATAGCGGCGGGAGCCACGCGCAAATGCATAGAGGTAGGAGATGTAGGAAAGAGGAGAAACTAGTTCCGTTATCCACTTTGCTTCGGCTGAACCGGTGTAGGCTGGTGCTATAGTCTTTTTCTGTATAGCATCATCCCCCCTGCCCTGGGCCGTTCCAAAGTAGTCCGGATCAATAACTAGTACGTGGTTTGAATTCAGCATTGTGACTGAAGTGTCCCACGCACCAGAATTGACTACGTCATGAGGGTATATAGCAAAAGCTGGCGCCATTCGGCGAGTAAGCTGTCGCAAATTGGTAATAACCTCACCCGTAACTAGTTTCGCTCTGTCTTGGGGAGAGAGGTACTGTTGGGGCATGAAATTGTTTCGGGATGCGAGAAGTTCGGCTGAGGTCGAGGCACCACCTGTCATGTAATCGGTGATGTTGGTAGGAGCATTGGATTTTGCTGCAGCCGAGGGGGCTGTGGTAGTAGCAGATCGGGCCTCCGGTTTAGCATCCGCTTTAGCGTCCGATTTTGTCGGTGCTGCCGGAGTATCCGTTACTCCTAAAGTTGCTGCCAATGAAGAAGACTGGAACTCTTGAAGTTCACAATCAACTTCATCCTCGTCCTCAAACTCGAACATTCGCGTGGGATTAACTCCTGTGGCTGGTGCAGTCATGGCAACGCCGTCATACAAATAACCGGTGTTGTC